CATCATTACCATTTGATGTTACTGGTGGTGATAATGATTACTTTACTTCAACAGCAACATTTAGATATACACTTTACGAAATTAGAAATAAAAACTCACAAACAAGAAGATAATCTATGCTCTTTCCTACATTATGTGTTGATAATTTTTTCAACAGTCCTGATAAAGCATTGCAGTTTGCAAAAGAATGTCCTATGGAAAGGACAAATACTAGACCAGGAACTAGAAGTCCTTGTTTGTCTACGGTAAATTTTAATTTTTATAATTATGTAAATACAAAATTACTTAGAATTTTTTATCCGAAAAAGAATTTTCTTTATAATGCAAGCACACACTTTCAATCAACCTTTCCTGATGACAATACACTAGATGGTTGGGTTCATCAAGATGATGACGTCATGCTTACTGGTATTATATACTTGAATCATTGTAATGTAGGAACATCTATTTTTACAAGGAAAGAAGAATTTTATATTCCTCAACATGCAGGTGATTTAAAGCATGATTATTTTAGTCGTTACGAATCTGTTGATAGACCTGAAAGAGAGGAGATAGAAAAAATTAGAGAGGATATAAACTCACAGTATGAAGAATCTGTTATAATAAAAGGAAAGTATAATAGGATGATGTGTTTTGATGGTAACTCCTATCACACATTACAGAAAGGTAATTGTAATGAAGAAAGATTAATCTTAATTACTTTTATCAAAGACTTTAGACTAGACGGAGAAAAAACTGTATTCCCAGTATCAGAAATGAATTCATTATGAACTTAGAAAACTTACAAGAAATGTGGAGATCTGATTCTAAACTAGATGAAGAGTTGCATGACAATGATTCTCTAGCAATTCCACAACTTCATATGAAATACATGGAGTTTCACAATAAGTATTCTCTTATGAAAAAAGAAAGAGACATTGAGATGAAACGTCTTATCAAAGAAAAATGGTTGTATTACAAAGGAAAGGCACCATCTTCTGTGTATAAAGATATGCCTTTTGATCTCAAACTCACTACTAAAGAAGAGATATCGATGTTTATTGAGGCAGATGAAGATGTTGGAAAACTAAAGTATAAGATTGAATACATAGACCAAGTGCTCTTCTTTTTAGATGGTGTTTTACGTATGATTAATAATCGTACTTATCATATCAAAAACGCTATTGAGTGGAAGAGGTTTCAGAGTGGTTTTTAGTAATGAATTATGGACTTTTTTTCAAGGAAGTATCCTTCAACGCTCAGTCAATTAACACAGTAAGACAAGCACTATCACACAATTTAAAATTCACTAAAGGTGAATTGCATAGTAGTCAGAGATCAACTAGAAGTTCAGAAGTTGCATGGGTAAGAGATCCAAATCTCTTGTCTATGCTTTTGCGTATGTCTAGACAAGTTAATAGAAACGCTCATTGGAATTTAAAAATTGATGGTATAGAACCAGTACAATTTGGTATCTATGGTGAGGGTGATTTTTATGACTGGCATGTGGATCAACATCCAAAACCTGTCAGGGGAACTATAAGAAAGATTAGCATGTCTCTCTTCTTAAATGATGACTACGAAGGAGGCGAGTTTGATTTGGAGATATATAGACCAGATGCGGATCCAAGGTATAAAACTTTTAAGTTAAAACCTTGGTCTGCTATTTTTTTCCAAGGTGATCAATGGCATAGAGTCCGTCCTATCACCTCTGGACTTCGTAAATCAATTGTGGCATGGTTTTATGGACCTCCTTATTCGTAAGAAGAATGAAGTATATTTGAAGGTCGAAGCAGAACCTCATCTACACAAAGAAGCAGCAGAATTTTTTACCTTTGATATCCCCTCTGCAAAGTATATGCAAAAGACGAGGAGATACAAAGGTTGGGATGGTAAAGTACGGTTATACTCACCTGCTACTGGAGAGATCTATTGCGGTTTAGTAGATTATCTAACTGACTGGGCAAAGGACCGAGGTTATCAGTTTCAGTATTTGGAATCTGAATACTTTGGACATCCAAAGGAAGTGAATCAACTGGTGACTCCTCAATCGGTAGCGGCATTTGTAAAGGCGTTACGACTTCCCGTAAAGGTACGGGATTATCAATATTCAGCAATATACGAGTGCCTACGATACAACAGACGACTCCTATTGTCCCCAACTGCCAGCGGGAAATCCTTGATGATATATTCATTGGTTAGGTTTCATGTAAATGTTAAACGGAATGTACTTATTATAGTACCAACGACTTCTCTTGTCGAACAAATGTACAAAGACTTTACAGAGTATGGTTGGAATACTGAGTACCACTGCTATAAAATCTATGCTGGTGTAGAAAAATATACAGACCATGATGTAGTTATATCAACTTGGCAATCCTTATATAAAGAACCAAGAAAATTTTTTGATAGGTTTGACGTTGTGATTGGTGATGAAGCACATTTGTTTAAGGCAAAATCACTAACCAGATTGATGTCCAAGTTGCATAGTTGCAAGTATCGTATTGGATTTACTGGCACACTAGATGGTTCGGATACTAATCAGTTGGTATTAGAAGGTGTGTTTGGTAGATGTTCAAAGGTAACTAAGACATTTGACTTAATGAAGAAAGGGCATGTTGCTAAACTCAAAGTCAAAATTATTTTATTGAAGCATGAAGAACAAATATTTGAGGGGTATCAAGATGAGATGGGTTACCTTGTAGAACATGAAGGTAGAAATAAATTTCTCCGCAATCTTGCGTGTGATCTTAAAGGAAACACCTTGGTTTTATTCAACTACGTAGAACGTCACGGACTACCTCTTTACAAAATGATAAATAGTTACACCAGTAGACCAGTATATCTGGTACATGGTGGAGTTGATGTTGATGACCGAGAGGATATTAGGTTGCTAACTGAGAGATCAGATAACGCAATCATTGTTGCTTCCTATGGAACTTTTTCTACAGGCATTAATATTAAGAACTTACATAACGTTATTTTTGCCTCTCCTTCTAAGTCCAGAGTGAGGAACCTTCAGTCTATAGGTCGTGTTCTAAGGAAGGGAGAAAATAAATCACAAGCAACATTATATGACATTGCGGATGATATCTCTACCGACCGTGGGAATAATTATACACTAAATCATTTGGTTGAGAGAGTTAAAATCTACAATGAAGAAAACTTTAATTATGAAATCATAGATGTAAAAGTAAAATCTTATGATTAATTACGCAAAACACGAAGAAGAATTTTACGGAGTTTTTAAACTTGTCAGTGGAGAAGAAGTGCTAGGTAAAGCAGTTCTTACGGAAGACAGTGGTGAGTCTATGTGTTTTATTCAAAATCCTGTTTGTACACACGTAGTTAATAATAAAGATGACAAAGGTCGCACCGTCCGAGGGGTGGGTTTTGTTAAGTGGATGCAGTTTTCTGATGAAGATTTTTATATTATAAGAGAGAAAGATATTCTATCAGTCTCATCGATGAGTAAAGAAGTTTCGTTTATGTATGAAGCGTTTATATTAGATAATACTAGAGGCGAGAAGAGAAAAGATAATTCAAAAATTAATCCAGAACCCCAGATGGGTTACCTAGGAAAAATTGACGAGGCAAGAAATTTATTTGAGAAGATTTATAAGTTATAGATATCTCCTGAACCCTTACACGGTTAGTGTACATCAAATTGACAAACGTGTCAAGCCCTGATATAATGTACTTAACGCAAGTTACCATATGAAAACCCCCCGAAAGCAAAAACAACACTATGTTGATAATCAAGAGTTTCTTGCTGCTATCATCAAGTACAAGCAACGAGTATATAATGCTGCTGTAAAAGAAATTCCAGGTCTTGTTGACATGGATGATGATGAGCAGTTTAATACTCTAAAGAGTTGGAAGAGTAAAAGTAAACCTAGAGTAGGAAATTATATTGGGAGTTGTTTTCTAAAGATTGCAACACACCTATCATATAGACCAAACTTCATTAATTATATGTACAAAGATGATATGGTCTGTGATGGTATAGAAAATTGTATACAGTATATTGATAATTTTAATCCAGCAAAGTCTAAGAATCCATTTGCATATTTCACACAGATTGTATACTATGCATTCCTAAGACGTATTGCTAAAGAAAAACGTCAGTTAGATATTAAAGATAAAATTTTAGAAAAATCAGGTTATGATCATGTGTTTACAGTTGACGGTGACACAGATTCAGGATATAATCAAATTAAATCACGTGTTGAAATGAATTCAAAAAGATAATTATGTTTCCCGCTGTTATCTATGATGACTTCTTTGAAAATCCAGATCTTGTAGTTGATCTAGCAAACTCACTAGAGTTTGAAATGGGGGATGGTGCTTGGCCAGGAACAAGAACTAAAGAACTTGGTGAGATCAAAGGAGCAAGATCATTTGCAGACTCTGTTACGGACAAAGTTCTTAGGATGTTTTATCCTGACAAGCAATATCATTATTTTGCTAAAAGAGTATTTCAAAAAATCAAAGGGTTTCATGAAGATCAGTTTCATATAAAAAATCGTGGGTGGATTCATAAAGATAGTGGTCGTGCTATAGGCGGAATTATATACTTGGATAAAGAACCTGAAGAAGAAACTGGAACTTCTTTGTATAGGAATAAGCAACTAGTATTTCCACATACTCATGAAGAAGATTCTCTGAAGAGAAGATGGTATACTGGACAAGATGTATCTGATGAAGAGTATCACAAGTTATTTTATTCAAACCCTACTCACTTTGAAGAAACAGTAAAAGTAAAGAATGTGTATAATAGACTATTCATGTTCAATGGAAATCAATATCATGGTGTTCAAACTTATGGATCTCCTGATCGTGATAGATTGACTCTAGCATTTTTTGTTACTTTCGTGAACCATTACACTCACACTTTCCCAACACTTAGAGAATGAAAATCCTATTAATAACAGATCAACACTTTGGTGTTCGTAATGACAACCAACATTTTATTGATCATTACAGAAAGTTTTATAGTGAGGTTGTGATCCCTTTTGTGGATGCAAACAAAATTGATACTATTATCAATCTAGGTGATACGTTTGATAAACGTCGATCTATTAATTTCATGTCGTTAGATGCGGCAAAGGAGATGTGGTTTGATCCACTCAGAGAAAGAGATGTAAAAATGCATACTCTTATAGGTAACCATGACATCTATTACAAGAACACTTTAAGAGTTAATGCTCCAACTGAGTTGCTTGGAGAATACGAAAACATTATTGTTTACGATGAACCTACTACAGTTGTTTTTGATGGTCTGCCTATACTTCTTTTACCTTGGATATGTGATGAGAACTATGAAGAATCTCTGAGAGTTGTTACCCAAAGTTCTGCTGATGTCTGTATGGGTCATCTAGAACTTAATGGTTTTGAAGCACATCCTGGTCATGTAATGAATAATGGTATGGACGTTAAACACTTTTCTAATTTTAAAAAAGTGTTCAGTGGGCACTATCATATGAAATCTACTAAGAAAAATGTTACATATCTTGGGAACCCCTACCAACTATATTGGAATGATTACGGCACTAAAAGAGGCTTTCATGTCTTTAACACAGAATCTTTACGAACTACTTTCTATAGAAATCCCTTTGACACTTTTCATAAGTTGTATTATAATGGTAGAGTTGTACTTCCGTCTGAGGACGAAGTTAAAGGCACGTTCGTCAAACTTATCGTAGAGGACAAAGGCGACTACTCAAAATTTGACTATGTTGTTAGTCAACTTCAGGACATGGGTCTTGGTGATTTAAAGATCATTGAAGATCTAAGTGTAGAAGTAGAAAATAGTTCGGGTTTACTAGAAACCGAAGATACGATGACTCTCCTTGATAACTACATAGATGGAATAGATCTTAAAGTTAACAAGTCTAACATTAAGAATGTTATGAGATCTTTGTACATGGAAGCAGCAGAAATCTAATGTTCGTTTTAACAGACACAAAAACAGGCGGCATCTATGCTATAAAAAATATAGACCGCAAGAAAACAGTGACTGTATTCGAAGATCGTGATGATGCTGAGAGATATGTTCTACTCTTAAATGCTGATGACTACGAAGATGACTTAGAAATTATTGAGTGTGATCCTACTGTCATTGCTATAAACTGCAATACGTATGGATATACTTATTCCATTATTGAAAAAGACGACCTCATTATTCCACCGTAATGATTACATTTGAAAGTATTCGCTGGAAAAACTTCTTATCTACAGGAGACCAGTGGACTGAGATTGATTTTTGTGAATCACCCTCAACATTAATCGTAGGTTCTAATGGTGCTGGTAAGAGTACAATGCTTGATGCTTTGTGCTTTGCATTGTTTAACAAACCATTTAGAAAGATTAATCGTGGACAATTAGTAAACAGTATT